AATAAAATTTTCTTTACAGTATTCTAGTACTGCTTCCATATGTGTTATCTTACGAGATGATACCATTTCGTCAATATAAATGGCAAACTCTTGAGTATTTTTAAACATTTTACCTTGCATTATTATCCTTTAAGTAATGTAAATAACTACCGACTATGTATTTTCTATTTGTTGATACTAAACCAGCATGCGGATACATCCATAGTGGTGGAAATACTAAACATGCTCCTTGTTTTCTAGGACTGGTTAATCCTAATTGGGGAAATTCTGTTCCGCCATCTGCGTAATCATCTGAATCATTTAAGTAAATAAAAAACGCTAAAAATCTAATGGCAGAATTATAATCATTTACATCAGTATGATAATCAAACTTACCTTCATTTGGTTCATACCTTTTTATTCTAAATTCTTCAAAACTATATTTTTCTGGCCACTGTAGGGGTACATGAATATGACAATCAGATTTATACTGTTCTAATAACTCTTGAAATTTAATACTAAGTATTGAATTAAATTCAGACCAATCATCTTTGTGTTGTATTAGATTAATTTGATTGAAGTTCATTAGATCATCATTATATATTTCATGTTGATCTTCTTTACTGTCAAATAACGATATCATTCTTTCACATGTATCTTTATCTAAAACATTATCATAAACCTTTAAGTACCTTTGCAACTATATCATCCCTAAATAATATTTGGCTACTTTAAGATCAGCATTAATCTTTTGCCAAACCTTATATTTGTCTTTGTAACATTTCCATACTGGAGTGTTTTGATTATCAATAGAAGCATTTAACTTTTCATCAAACACTTCTAGATATTCTTCAAAGAATACATCTAATTCATTTTTACTTTTAATTAATTCAGAAGTAATTTTTTCAAGTGATTCTTTATCTCTTCTTATATACGAAGTAGATATACTGTCAATTATACTCATTGTACCTCCTGAGCAAATCTTTCTTTTAAAAACTTCATTACTTGATGTTGTCTAGTAAAAATAAAATCTTCATTTAGATCTACATCAGTAACAATAAAACCATTCTTAACACGTTTAATTAAAAATTCATTCATAATATAATACTCCTATTTTTTTGTTGCTTTTGCTTTCTTTTCCTTTTCAGGCTTAAAATCTAATAATATCTTGCTTTTTGCATCCATTGCTGCAAACCTTTTCTTAAGACGCTTTTGAATTTCTTCTGCATCATACCACATTTCAATACCTTGTTTAACTTGTTTCAATTCTTCTTTAGATAAGAATCCGTCGTAACAATCATCAAGTAATTTTTCAACTTGAGTTACCGTAAAGTCAGTTTGTGCTTTTACTGTTTGTGTACTACCTATACTACCAAATGATGCTGTATGAATCATCATATAAGCTGTATCAAATACATGTACTGAATGACAATACATTGCAATGATAGAAGCAGCACTATGACAAGCACCCATGATATGACCAGTAATTTCTGCTTTACATATTTGCATAGCATTAATAATAGCTGTGGCTGAATCTAAATTACCACCATTACAATTAATATAGAAATGAATTCTATCATGTGCTGGTACGTTAATAAGTAAAGAAATAACATTACGATAACGATGAGGTTCATCAATATCCATATCTAAAAATACTTCGTGGGTTATTAATGAAGACTGAACTGGATTAATATGCACATTATTTGTTAAATTACCTATCAAATTTGTTGCTTGATCCATTTCTTCGTCTACTCCAGTTTTATTATTCACATTGTCTCCAATTTATAAAATATATGTTTTCCTATCTGTACAGTTTTTGATGCAAACTTCCATTTAGGGTTAACGTAATTTGCGTGATAATACATTGCACCATGCGTTATATCTATTATTTCATCATAGTGCATAAAAGCATATAGTGCAATCTTTCTTATATTATCAAACATCTTTTTTTCTTTCTTGCTGTACGAATACAATGTTGCTTTGTTTCTTAACTTAGCACTACACCACCAAGTAAACTGACAGGTCTTTCTGTTTCTTTCTCTAACAATTTTACATAGATTTGTTGGATATAATTCACTTTTAGATCTGTTTAATGTAACTAATGCAACAGCTAACTTACCTGTATCTGACTCACCTTTAGCTTCAAAAAATATATTTTGTGCTAAACACTCAACTTCAGCTCTTTGTTCTTCTGTTATAGAAGCATAAGACATTAATTTAAGTTGCTTATATTCTGGTACATAATTTGATTTAACATTAACTACTGTTGTTAAACTACAAATAATTACCATTAATGTTCCAAGTATTAATCTCATTCGTTGTTACTCCTTTGATTACCTTGTTATTACTATTATATACTAATACTCTTTTAAAGTACACATGTATTTTAGTCAAAACGCAACTTAACTAACTTTTCTATAAAGTCTTTACGTTTTCTTTTAAAGATTTGTGGCTGTTCACTATCCACACCAATTAATATAACTATGTTAGGTATTTTAATATTAAATAATTCCTCAAACATAATTGAATATGCTGTAGCCTGAATAAAATAGTTTTCAATCTTATTCTCATCTTTCAATCTTGCAGATGTTTTAAAGTCAATAACAGATAATTCACCTTCATATTCACCAATACAGTCTACTGTACCAGCCAATTTAAGCTTATCTGAATACATCATCTTTTCAAGTGCATGTATGTTATCAATCTTATCAACAAAAGGCCGCATACTGTTCCACATCTCTAAATCAAATATGTCAATATGATGATCTTCATTAAGTAAAAATGATTCACAATAACTATGGATTTGAGTTCCACGTTGAGAAGCTCTAGAAGATACTCTATTTGCTTCTGCTTCACCTACACGTTTCTTCCAAGCTTCGATAGATTTTTGACTCATCTTACCAGTAATAGAAGTCACTGATGGATATCTATCTCCATTAGGTGTTTCATATAATCTACCTGAATCAGAATCAATACGGGTTAATGATGGGAATTCATGATCTATAAATGTTTTCATAATATTATTATACACTGATTACTGTTTAAAGTACACTGTTATTTTAATTAATTGCTTCTATTGTCGATACAAAATTATCATCAGGTGTAACAATAATAACAGGTAGTTCATAATCATATGAAGGAGTTGGTTCTATCATAGCCTCCAACCCCTTTTGAATCATTGGTTCTTTGTCTTCACATGATGTTACTGTAAACAATACTATAAGCCCTATAATAAATATTATGATACACTTATACATATCATAATTTTTTGCAGTTTTAAATTTATAATAGTGCTTTCTCATATTATTTGATAATAGCTAAAATATCTTCTTCAGCAACAAGAACACGTTGTGCACCATCAATTTTTACTAATGCAGTTTTAGACCAGTTTAAAAATACATTGTCACCAACCGCTACATTTTTAACATCAGGTCCTACAGCAAGTACTGTACCAGATGAAGTATCTAATAGTGTAGTTGATGTTTCGATAATAATACCACTAGCAGTTTCTTTCTTTCTTTCATTTTCTGCTACTAATAACTTATCTTTCATTGGTATTACTTCCATATTATTTTCCTTGTAATTTTTCAATTCTTTCTTTAATAACTAATTTTTGTTTTTTCATTTTAGATAATTCAATATCATCTATAAAGTTGCTGTGTCCTGCTTTAATTTTATGATCTAGTTCTATGTGTTTCATTTTAAGCATTTCTAAATCTTGTAACATAGTATATCTCCTAAAAGTTAAATGTTAATCCCATTCCTACTGCATCATATGGTCCATCACCTCGCTTTATTCGGTATCGAGTATCTAGTGTAATATCATCAGCAATTTTATATCCTAGTTTAACTGCATATGTAGTATCATTCTGTTGATAGCTAGTATTATAGCTGTCACGAAAACGTACGCTAGTCCCGATTGACCAATCCGAATTTATTTTGTATTTAATACCTGGAGTTGTAACCCAATAGCCGAAGTTATTATTATTAACGTATTTCTCACCTGAACCTAGATAAAGACTGGTTGACCAATCTGAGTTGAGTTTGTGCTTTAATTTGATTCCAGCTTCTAGACGAGTATCATTGTTATTACTTTCTTCATTCTGATCTTTTAGCCGAGTTGATACTGATACATCTAACCAATCATATACATTTTTACCAAACTTCATGCCATATGTCATAGCATCAGTTCCGCCTTTAGCATCTTGGCTTTCAAAACGTATACCGTAAAAGTAACCTTGTTTCTCAGCTGATACGGATGTTGAAAGTGTTAGTATTGCAATTGCTATTATTTTTTTCATATATTATCATTTAATAAATTTAAATTTTACTTCAGGATGGGCTCCTTGCATAACAACCCATCGCTTTCTCCATTTTGCCGCAGCAGTTTCTTGATCATCATTAGATGTATTAACATACTGATGGGTATAACTTTCAGTAGTTGATGTACCAAATTTAGTATCACAACCATATATATCAATTTCAGTATATCCTAATCCAATTAATACTTTTGCTGCTATATGTGCACTTGATTCACCAAGATGATTTTTTTCAATAATCTTGAGTAAACACCCATCAAATAAATGGCGTTTATTAATTTCATCGGTATATCTCCATGCATTTGCTGAAGCATACATTTTAGTAATCTTTTCTGGATGTTTACTTAAATGCATGATAACTTCGATATCAACAACAATAGTAGCGTCAACTTTAGTCCATGGAATATTACAACCAAGGACATAATCATATTGCCATGGATTTGTATATGATACCCTAGACGGTCCGTTGCCTAATATTGCTGCCTTCATAATTTAATTATACCATAATATGATATTAAAGTACACTTAATTACGCAATCAGTCCAGTTTTATATACAGTTCTACCATTTTCTTTCATTGCCGTTAATACTTGTTTACGGTTATCACCATTTGCTTTGTATGATACATGTACCCAACCAGAATCAGGAATACCTGGAGTATAAAATTCTAATATCACTTGATCAAATTCTGTATGGTCTACAATCCATTGGGCTACTTCAGCATTAGGAACACCTGGTACTTCAATGTCTACTGCTTCGCCTCTACAATGTTGACTATTACTTGAACCACCAACTGCTTCATTTAGTGCGGGTCCTCTGTATCCTGAGTTAATGACTGTTGGACCAAATCGATCTCTAATAGGTTGTACTACATTCTCAAATAAAGCTGTACATGCTTCTAAATGAGTATCATTTGGAGTATTGTCTATATCTAGTCTAAGTGCTGTTTGACTCTTAGTATATTCGGCTAGTGTAAAGTTTTTAGATAAATTCATTAGATTTTCCTTAAAAAGAAAGGGGAGTTTGCCTCCCCAATCAGGTCAATTATTTTTCTTGTTTCCATAATGTCCAAGCACCCCAAGCAACTGCTGCCCATGATGCCATATGCATTAATGGGTGTGCTAAAAGACCCATTAGACCTACTACGATTAATACAGTACCGTCCCAAGATGTTCTTTGAGCCCATTGAGCTTTAACCCAATCTACTGCCATATTTAACATATCTAACATAGTATTTCTCCTTGTTTATAAATTTGGTTCTACTAGATCTTCAAAACGAATTTTAGCCATAATATAATCTTTCACCAAACTGGATCTGACAATATCATCAGCGGTAAATTCAATTTTTTCAAAAGATTTCATATGTTGAGCTATATCAAAAAACTTTAGAATCCCTGTTTTATCATTTGACTTTCTTAAATCAGTTTGTCTATAGTCTCCACACCAAATAATTTTAGAGCGGAATCCAACGCGAGTCATTACTGTATCTATTTCTTCATAATTCATATTTTGCATTTCATCTACAATAATAATTGCATCGTCAAATGACATACCTCGTATAAAACTAGTAGAGATAAAACTGATGTAACCTTGTTCCTCAAGCCTTGACCAAGCATCTTTTCTACCAAAGAGTGTCTCACAGATTTGTCGGTAAGGTTGTTCATAAATTTCCATCTTCTCTGCTACATCACCAGGAAGATGCCCCATGTCACGAGATTGTACTGCTGATCTCACAACAATGATTTTTTTAAAGAAGTTTTCTTTACTTAATACTTCTTCGATTGCTTTGTACAACGCACAGAATGTTTTACCTGTTCCTGCAACACCATGTAAAGCTATAAAATAACTACCAACTTTATATGCATCAAAAAACTTCTTTTGATTATCAGTTAGTGGTTCAAATTCTTTAAGCATATCAGGTTTGATTGTTAATGAATTATTAATTTTTTTTGGTTTAGCTGCTACTGGCGGTTCAGTAGCATAAGTTGATTTTCTGGCCATAGATGCCTTTAAATATTAGAAGTTTTATCGAGCCCAGAGCCAGGAGCTCTGGAATGTATTTTTTGTAATACTTCTTTAAATCCATTATCAGGTTTACGAATACCAAGTGCTACGGGATCTATTAATGGCGGCATGCCACTAATATGAGACTGTATGTGTGGGTTTTCTTTTAGATATTGTTCTTTGGAGGAGATAGACATCATTTTCTCAAATACATCTCCAGTATTTGTATCTTTAAAATCATACAGCGGCATAATGTACCTCAGTCGTTTTCATATAGTTATTTATAAAGGAAGGAGCCTGTCTTTTCTTCCAAGCAAACATTCTTTGTTTTTCTCCATTGTAATAATTATGATAAGATTGTAATACGTTGCCTGGTACTTTATACTCATCTGGCATGGCAGGAGTTGGTGCAGTAAATACTGTATCTAATATATTGGTTGGAACTGCTCGTAAAGCGTTAGCTAATTCTGTACACTTATGAGTTTTTTCATACCGATATGTGTATTCTGCTAATAATTCAATAAGAAGATTGTGTAACCATATATAATTAGATTTAGACGCTCTACACCATACAGCAGAAGGATGATTAATATGAGTAGCACTATATAATAAGGTTTCTCTTTCATCTGATAGTTTCCACCGACGTGCTTTGCGACCAGTTTTACTACGACCTTCATATTCTTCACCATCTAATAGACGATGAGCAGTTGATAATAATTGGCATGATTCAACTATCATTTTAACACAATGTTTATCTACGTGATATTCAGCACATAGTTTTGGGTTTTCATGTAAGTAAAATATATTCATTAAATAAGTAGTCCGTATGAATGGATGTATAGTAGTGATATTGCTAGTATTACTATTATTATACAATATTTCATAATTAAGGTACCTTTATTTTTCTAATGGTGGAATAAACCCTGCACCTTCCACTAATTTACGAGTGATCTTTTTATATAGTTTAGGGATAGATTGTTCTTTAACTGCAAGCATAAGAGATGCCTCAGTTGGATGCAAGCTTTCTAATAAACTAATAAACAACTGTTCACGCTTTAATGGTTGTAAATCGGTTCGAGTAAAAACATAAAACCTTCTTAACTCTTGTCTAAGAATGGCAGGTGACATACCAATTGGAGCAGCATCTTTATTATATGGAGGTTCGCCTTCAGGTAATATAAACTTTTGCTCTGGTATAAACGCATGTTTAAATAATATAGTTAAAGCTGAATCGCCTTTATATTTTTCAATTAGTTTAGGATCACTATTAATTTCTTCTAATAGTTCTGGTAAATATGTTTGCATTTAAAATTCCTCTATGTCATCGAGTAATAATCGACATTTGTTTTTAATTAAATAGTCCATGATCATCATCTTATCGCCTTTAGGTTTATTCTCTTCAAACGATGTAAGTATTTCTGATCGAACATCTTTTGGAATAAAATCAAAATTAACTAACATAAGATTGCGTTGATAATTACGTTTCTCTTCTTCAGTTTTACATGCTAATATTCCGTGTTCATAAAATTCAGTTAGACGTTTACTTGAAAATGGTTTCT